TAGGACCAGGATATTTATTCCTAGTAAAATACATGACAACCCTACCCTAATGGAAGAAGACCCAGGATATATGGAAATGTTAAAGGGGTTACCAGATGAATTAAGAAGGGCCTGGTTAGATGGTGATTGGGATGTCTATTACGGTCAGTACTTTAGTTCCTGGAGGTACGATGTTCATGTATGCGAACCATTTAAAATACCAAGTACCTGGTATCGTTACAGGGGTATTGACTATGGATATAAAGCACCATTTGCTGTATCCTGGTTAGCCGTAAGTCCGCAAAAGGACGTGTACCTATACCGTGACTACTATGTATCAGAATTAGAATTATCTGGACACATAGATGCTATTAATGCTTTATCTGAGGGCGAAAATTACCAGGCTACTCTTGGGGACCCTAGTATGTGGATACGAAATCCGCAAAATATGAATCGGTCTGATGGGGTTGCAGGTTCTCACATGGCTATAGCTGACATTCTCAGAAAACATGGAATAAATGCAATAAAAGCCAATAATAACAGGTTATCGGGTTGGAACCTTTTGCGAGAGTATTTAAAGTGGGATGATGAAAATCCACCAAAATTTCATGTATTTAAAACGTGCCAGAAGTTTATTGAAACAATTCCGATGCTTGTTCACGATGTTAGAAGGCCAGAAGATTTGGATACAAAAGGTCCTGACCACCTTGCTGACTCGACAAGGTATGCACTGTTTCATATTGGCAATCCCCAGGAAGAGGAGGCTAAACCTTGGATAATGAAGCTGATGCAAAGGTTCGAGGCAAACAGGGCAGACGTTCCGGGACTAAGAGGATAATAGAAAAGTTTAGCTTGGAAGAAGGTTGTTGGAAATTGATAGAAGTTAGTGAAGATGAATTTGTTTTTGGTGGATGGAAAGAAATTAATGGTCAATTGAAACGAGCCTATCTAAATGTAATTATAACACAAAATGAAATCCAACATACAGGATACAACCCAAGGACATTGAATTAATGGCAAAACCATATCAAGCAGTAGGCAAAGAATTAGAACTTGTAAAAAGAATTAAGGCAATGGTGGATATGTCAAAAAAGGCTCGTAGAAAAACTACAGAAGTTTGGAGAGAGTCTGAAAAATTATATATGGGTGAACACTGGTCAGGAATGAATATGCCAGAATACAAAAATCAATTGACATTAGACATGATTGCTAATGTCATTGACACCCAGATACCTATTATGTCTAGTAAGCCACCTAAGATTGATGTGATTTCTGTAGGGTCCGATGATGAGTCTAGGTTTATGGCAAATACACTACAGGCACAATTAGATGACTTATGGTATATGCGAGATATGGCAACACTGGTCCCGGAATGGCTTACTGATTATTTAGTGTATGGATGTGGTATTATAAAAGTAAACTGGAATATGCACGATGATTTGCCAGATTGTGACATCGTAGACCCCTTCTCATTTCATGTAAATCCTAGTGCAACTAAGTTAGAAAATGCACAATATGTGGTACATATGGCCCCCCGACCTATCTACGAGATACAAAAGCTATTTCCTGAGAAGGGTAAATTTGTGGAGCCAATGGGAAAATTAGGAGAATATGAAGCGTTAAAAGTAACTGATGTTAAACAAGGGGACAGAGGACTGGTTCAAGTAACTGATACTCAAGGGCAAGAAACTAATTATTACGAAGGTGAATCTGAGGCTATGCAAAACTTGGAAGACCGTGCCCTCCTGGTAGAAGTCTGGATGAGAGATGGTAGCGTAGAGTATACCAACGAACAGGACGATGTTGGCAAACCGAAATATCCAGGAGGGTTACGAAAGGTCTGTATGGCAAACGACATTATACTTTACGATGGGCCTAGTAAGTATCAGTTTTTGGACCAAATGAATCGCTGTCCGTATCCATTTCCCTTTGTCGTGATGAAAAATGGTGGTTCAGCACATTCATTTTGGGGTAAACCAGAGCCTAAACGCCTAAAAAGTATTAATCTAGCCTTGGACCGCATTGCCAGTCAGGTAATGGATAATATACACCTTATGGCTAATCCTATGTGGTTAGTAGATGAAACTGCTGATGTACAGGACCAAATTAACAATAAACCAGGTAGTATTATACGAAAAAGAGGTCCTGGCTCTGTAAGTATGCAACAACCATCTAGTATGCCTGGATACGTTTTTAACTTTTATCAATTATTGGTAGATATGTTTGAAACGGTGTCGGGAGTTACCAAGGCTACAATGGGTAAACAAGAACCAAACGTAACATCTGGTGTACAGGCCCAGGTGTATAGAAGTGCAGCAACTAATAAAATAGATTTTAAAGCACGTCAGCTTGATGCAGCAATGCAAATCCTTGGTTCCATGTGGATTGCAATGATAAAAAACATGGGAGAAAAAATGCACACCTTAGAAACCAAAACCCCTACAGGTGAAACAGCCGAATTAAAATACATTGGAATGGAATTCAACCAAGTAGATACTATGGTTCGTGCCAGGGTTGGGTCTATGTTGCCAGATAACAGGGCCTATGTCGAAGAAAAAATCCTATCTCTGGTCCAGGCAGGGTTAATACAGGACCCGGAATATATCCTGGAAAATATGCAGCTACCTGGGGTAGAAAGATTAATTAATCAAATGCGACAAGCAAAGGAACAACAGCAAGTTGGTCCAGAACAATTTGAAGGAATGTCCGAAGATGAGATATTTCAACAATTACAACAGAATCCGCAATTAATGCAACAGATGCAGGGAGTTGAAGAATAATGCCTGGACAATACACAAAATCATTAAAGAAAAAATTATTAAAGAAACCTGATTCTATTAAACCGAAATTAATAAAAGTTATCAAACATATTGAAATTGAGCCTGACACCAACCGATTTAAGATAGACATACCAAAAAAAAGGGAGCCAATAGAGTATATAAAATTAAAAAAGAAGAAAAAGAAAAAAGGTAAAGAGGCTGCAGTTATATCGAATAGATTAAAAAGGATGAAAGAAGGAAGCTTGTATACCAAATGAGTCAAGCTTGGACCAGGAAAGAAGGCCAGTCTAAAAGTGGTGGCCTAAATGCAAAGGGTAGAGCCAGTTACAATAGAGCTACAGGAGGAAACCTAAAAGCACCTGTAACAAAGAAAAATCCTAAAGGTAAGGCAAAGGCTAGAAGAAAAAGTTTTTGTGCTCGTATGTGCGGAATGAAAAAGCGTTTAACTGGTGCAAAAACCGCCAGGGACCCAAACAGTAGAATCAATAAGGCATTAAGAAAGTGGAGGTGTAAGTGTGGCTAAGAAAAAAGGCTTGTACTACTACATAAATAAACGAAAAAAAGCAGGAACAAGCAGACCAAAATCTAAAAGCACAATTAGTGATGAAGCATATGCCAATATGAAAGCAGGTTTTCCGAAATCAAAAAAAGCTTATAAGAAAGCTTTAAAAAACAAAAAGAAAAAGAAGTAGAGTTATGCATAACAAAGAAAAATACATGGCATCCTTAAAAAAGCATTCTAAGCATCATACCAAAAAACATATGAAGCTTATGAAAATTTTAATTAGTAGAGGAATGACATTTGACAAAGCACATAAGACTGCAATGAAACAGGTAGGTAAATAAATATGTACGGTAGTGCAAAAAAAGCCTATAGCAAAGCTCTGAAGAAAAAGAAGAAAAAGAAGGGCAAAAAGAAAAAGGTAAAAAAATACTAAAATATCATTTTATGTGGTTTGATACTATTAGCAACTATCAAAATATTTAAATAACACAGGAGACTATATAAATGTCAGATGAAGTACTCACCAGTTATTCTGGTGTCACGCTTTCTCAAGATGAAGCAAACTCCCTTATGGGGGTTGAGCCTAGTCAACCTGTAGAGCAAAATAACGAGGGTACAGAAGTTCAACCCCAGGATAGCGAAGTCTCAGAGAAGGACCAATCACTTTCTGAAAATGAACCTACAACAGAAGCAACTGAAATAGAAGTTCTTGAGCTTGATGGTCAGCAGTATGACATGGAACAACTTCAAGAAGCTATTGATGCCTATAATAATAAAAGCGAATGGCAGAAGACGAATACTGAAAAGTCACAAGCTATATCAGCAGAGCGTAAAGCGTTTGATGCTGAAATAAAAGTTTGGAACGACTTGCGAAATGACGAAGATGCTATGAGTGCATTAAGAGACGTATTGGATGCAGACCATCCAGTCTTTTCTAATGAAGTTGCTGTAGCGGAAGAAGAACCAACCCAGGACACGAAGGAGTCTAGTGATAGAATCCAGGAGTTGGAAGAAAGGTTAAACGAGATAGTTCAGGTAAAAGAACAGGAAACACTTGACATGGAAGCCGATAGACAAGTGAATTCCGACCTGGCGAGTCTCAAACAAGAACATCCCGAACTAGAGGACCAGGAATTGATGGATGAAGTGATTACCACTGCCATTGAAAAAGGCTTTACTGGCCGACAGGGTTTAGAGGATGCCTTTGTTTTAGCCTATCATTCAGCATCTGAGAACAGTGCTTTTAAAACCGCAGTAAATCGAGCGAGAAGTGCAAAAGCTATGAAGAGTATACCTGAAACAGAAGGTAACGTAAAAGGCCAACATACTGAGCCAGTTACAAAAGCCGAGAGTTATAAGGAAGCTAGGCAAGATGCACTTAAAAACTACAACTTCTACGAATAGTAGATAAGGAAGTAAAAAAGGAATAAAAGATGGCACTATCTTATGACAGCTTAACGGCTGTAACCCGTGACAAGTTCATTCCTGTTCTCGTAGACAACATATTTAACAGTAACATACTTACTTTTAAGATGTTACAAAACTCTGAACCATCAGCTTCTGGTAACAAAGTTCTTCAGCCTCTAGAGTATGCTAAGAGCGGTTCCAAAGGCTTTTACAGTGGTTATGATGTATTAGATACAACTCCACAAGAGTTATTTACTGATGCTTCATTCGATTGGGTTCAGTGTCACGCTTCTATTACATATAGTGGTCGTGAAGAGTCGTTAAATAGTGGTGCTGAGAGAGTTATTGATTTGATTTCTGCAAAAGTAAAAAATGCTGAGAAATCATTGAAAGACCTTTTCGGTAGCCAGTTGTACTCCGACAACGATGGAAGTTCTGTGTCAACCCCTGCAGATGCACAAGCAAATGGATTTGTAGGACTTCAACACATCATTGCAGCAGACCGCACATTGGGTGGTATTAATTCAACTGACTACCCTTGGTGGGATGGCAATGTGGCAACGTTTGGTTCAAATTCATATGGAACAGTTGCAGCTTCTTCTGGGGCTAATTCAATTGGCCGTGAAATCAGAGAGATGTATGGAAAATGTTCTATTGACAATGACAAACCCGACCTCATCGTGACCAGCCAGATATTATTTGACTCCTATGAAGAATCATTAGCTGCACAAAAGCGTTTTGGTGCATCAAGTGAATCTTTAGCAGACGCCGGGTTTAACAATTTGCTATATAGGGGTACGCCTATCGTAGTGGATGACCATTGCCCTGCAGGACATATGTATTTCTTGAATACAAAATATCTGAGATTCAGACATCATGCTTCAAGAAACTTTGCCTTCCAGGGATTCAATAAACCTGTTAACCAAGATGCATCCGTAGCACATATCCTTTGGTTAGGTGCTTTAACCTGCTCAAATCCAAGAATGCTTGGCAAGTTGACAGGCGGACCAACTGCATATTAATAGGGAGGTCGTAGATGGCAATTTCACAAGCAAAAAGTGACAAAAAGTCTGTTGGCATGGTTCAAAAAGATGTCGGTGGTATTTCTGTTTTCACACTCGGTGGCATTGATATGGCTACTGGTTCTGGAGCACCTACAGCAGGAGCTTCTGGAGATATGAAGGCGAGTCCGAAAGGCTCACTTTATGTTGATGTAGCTGCAGGAAAACCTTACATCAAAACTAGTGCAGCCGGTGCGAATGTTGTATTCGCAATAGTTGGCAGCATTACAGAATAAAACATACCAATAATGAGATAGAGTTAATCCCTGGTCCTTTGGGCCAGGGAACTCTTGATAGTATATGACATCAACAGAAATGACAACACTACTTGGTCTTCGATTAGAGGATACAGGAGAAGTAAATTTTTCATCAGCAACAAAACTAAGTGCACTAAATGTTGCACAGAGGAAGGTTGCAAGTTTTTTAAATGAGCACTATCTAACTGAATTAGAGGTAACCGATTCGGTTACAACTAACAACTCAGGTATAACCCAGGGATTTGTAGAGTTAGGTGGTGGAGGTACAAATAAAACAACAAATGTACCCATAAGAAATAGTATAAGAAATGTAGAGATAGCATACAGTAATGGTGCTGCAATATTCGCAATCTTAATTCCTTTCCAGGATGTTAAAAAATTAGAGAATTCGTATTTAAGTAGTGGCAGTGCAAACCCTGTTGCTTATGTGTGGAGTGGTAAGCTGTATATAAAACCAATGACAAACATGACGAGTCTTGTAGTGTATTACTTAAAGGAACCACCAGACATTGCAAGTGATGCTAATTGTAGCTTAAATGATTCCTTGCATGATATTGTAGTAGACCTGGCCGAGTCAGAATTATGGAGAATGGATAATAATGCGACCAGGAGTCAGGGTGCAAAAGAATCTGCTATGAATCAAATCCAGGCATTGAATGCTAGGTTTGAATTAGAAAAACCAACGGAGGTAGGTGCATGAATTGGGCAACCTTAATAGATAGGGCCTTAGTTCCTTTTGAGGGTAGAACAGGTCAATTAGATACAAGAGTTGGAAAGTATTTAGATGAAGCTCAAGAAGATTTTAGTTTATACACAAAATGCTATGTAAGAAAATTTAATATTTATATTAGTAGTAGTAAAACATATGTAGAACTTCCAGATGATTTTGTAGAGATGGTTGATTCTCCTATTTACAGAGGTGAGTACTTATCGCAACGTACAAGCAACGCTTTTCTATATAATCAAGATACAGATACGAATCTGTATAATCAAGGCACACCCTGCGAGTATTACCTAGAGGACCGGAGGTTGCATTTAATACCAAGGCCAACACAAGCCGGAGTATTAACGCTTACCTATGTTGCAGTGCCCACTAGCCTACGCTCTAAAACAGGTATGAAAAAGTTAAGGTTTGACAGATTAGTATCTGAATTTTTTAGAGTTGGTAATATTATTAAATCAAGAGCTACTACCTATGGAATTGTATCTACCAACTCAGTTGCCACAATTGAAAGAGCAGACCATTTTGAACCCAAGGGAGGAATGCTTGTTATTTCAAATCTTACCAATGGTTTTACGACTGACAATGAAGATTTTTTTAGTTCATCGGATGCCTCAAACTTTTACGAAAATTTATATAGCACAAGTTGGGATAATATATTAACTACCTGGAATAATTTAGGATTTGGTGGTATTGCTACTGTAAACGGTAGCCAATTTGATTTTACTGAAGTAAAGCCAATCATACCTGATGTATATCACTATTTTCTTGTAGACTATGCCAAGGCAATGTTGCACCAGGATGTTGGCAATGGCAGCGAATATCAAAATCATTATACCGTTTATCTAGCCAATAGAGAAAAGGCTAGGACAACAGTTGCGAATGCTGACGTTGGTGGTATGTCGTATGTTTCAGATAGAGTAGGTAGCGGTGTTTATTAATGAATATAGTAATCAATTCATTTAGTAATGGAATCGCAACAAATGTTGACCCGAATGATTTAAATAATAAATTCGCTGTAACTACTCAAAACTTTCTACTGGACCAACCAGGTAGACTGGTAAAAAGACCAGGGCGAACTGCAACCGTAACAATAAACTCATTATCATTTACAGATGTAAAGTACTGGTCCCCTAGCAATCTTAAAATTAATGGTACAGCCATTGATGATAAATGGATTGGCTACGATGGTGTAGTCAAAAAATTAGTTTTTACCCCTTCCAACATACTAGGTGGCGTTACCCCTACTGCATTAAGCAGCAGTGCCTATTCTTCTAATATACCAACTGATTTCGACTTACAGGACCACGGCACTGAATTTAGAATGGCTCCTAATAATCTAAATCATGGACCAAAAATACTACAACATATTAGTAGAAACTTTTTTAGCGGTAGTTATAGTGTAGATGAGTTTGTGTTTCAGGATGCATTACTTCCTAAGTCTTCAGATATTAATTTTGTATCGCTATCAGAGTCTGCATCTGCATCTGGCTTTGAAATGACTAATGGTCAAACTAATACATATAAACTTAATGCAGTGTATGATGGGATTCAGGAGTTACCATTGAATACTTCAAGTAAGTCAATTACAACTACTAATACCAATAGAATGAATCAGATTAAGTTTACGTTGTCTGCATCAACTTCTGGTACAGCACCTAATAAAACATATGGATTTAATCCCAGGATGACTGCTGTAAAGATATATCGTGAGACTTCTAATAGTGGTACATATTTTCACATTGGGACCGTACCAATTAATACAAAAACTGGAAATGATAATGTATTACCTAGTACAACAACTTATAAAAAAGGTATTGAAGCTGTTTATGCTGATTCTTTTATAGATGACTCAGCTAATTTAACCGCTAGTGGTGCAATATTTGCACCATTTGATTGTGGTGCTACAGGAGACCCTAGCACTACGACTGTTAGTATATTTTATTATATTTGTAAAAAGTCAGATTCTCTCGTTAATGATGCGACTAATTTTGGTGCTGTATTGACTAAAGGTCATCCGATTTTTGCAAAAATAAATCAAGGAACATCTTCAAATGTGACTAGTACGCCATCAACAGACAGTACATTTGTTTCTAATTTGCAAAACGGTATAATTAATACAGTTACGGTTGATAGTTTAGTATCTACAGGTCACACTCCTGTAGATTTTTTTAATGAAGAATGTGTAATAGTAATAATCAAAGGGTTATCTACCGTTGACCCAGTATCAGGACAGACTAGTCATACATTTAGTGTTGTAGACTCATTTGATATTGCGATTGGTTCCTGTCATTCAAAACAAATAGTGTTTCACACTAAATCTAATAATGAATTATTTAGTACAGGTGAGTTTAATGGTGGTTTTTTAGTAAAAGGTAATAATCACAATTTAATACAGGATACTGTAGGCAAAGCAGTTTTAACAAATAACCCTACTTCTGGTTTTGGCAATGCAGCAGTACAAATATTTAAAAGTTATATAGAGCAATATGCAACTAATACTGCAACATATTTCTTTTATGATATAGGATTTACATCAGGTGCACAGCAACCCTACGTTGATGATGCAAAGGTAAGAGTTCATTATAAGTTTAGCCAAATGTTAAATGACAGGTTGTTTGTTGGTAACGTAAAGCTTGACCCTGATGTTGATAATGAGGACCACCCAGACTGGCTAATATACAGTGAGCCTGGAATGCCAGATGTATTACCTATTGTAAACTACATTCAAATTAAGGACCAACAAGGTGGTAAGATGATGGCCCTTAATAAGTTATTGGATTCCCTGGTTGTATTTATGTCTAGAGGTACATTTAGATTAGATGTTAATTCTGTTGGTGACCCCTCTAGTTGGCAACTTATGGAATCAGAAAGACACATAGGGTGTGTTGCAACAAAGGGCGTAGTAAACATAAAGGACAATCTATTCTTTTGTAGTCAGGATGCTGTATATCAAATTACGCCAGATTTCAGATTTACCCCTATATCTGAACCAATAAAAGATGTATACCAGGCTAGTACTAACAAACAAAATAGTAGACTAATGTATGATGTTAAAAGGAATAGGCTGTTGTGCAGATTTGGTGATGTGATAGATACAATATATGCTTATGACCTTATATCGAATGGTTGGTCCACTATAAAGTTTAACTCTTCTGCATCTAGCTTTTATAGTATTGATGACACACTAGATGTCTTTGGTTTTTTTAATATAACCCCACAAGTAGGTGCACCAACAAATTGCGAGATACATCGCATTCATCAATCAGGTTCAAGCGAAAATATGGAAGTCGTATATGAAACTGGATTTACAAATGTCACCAAAATGGATATTAATACTATTGTTAGAAGAGTAAACCTTAATTATGAATCATCTTCAGCACTTACCTGTAAGGTGTATACAAATGGTGACAACACAACAGTGAGGGGTACGTTGACGTTCCCTGCTAACAATTCTTCTAAAAATTATTTAGTTAGTATTAGGCCAACTGGGATTAGAGCCAAGTCTATAGCATTAAAAATATCTGCAACAACCAGTGCAGAAGTAAAAATAAATAAAGTAGAGATAGAAACAGATGAGTAGAATAAAATTCGCAAAACTTGATGTTGACAAGAGTGCATCGCAGTTAGCAAATAATGTCAAGCGTAGAGGACTAAAAACAAGAATTACAAATGGCGTAGTAAATGCATCAGATGTAAAGCCAGGAGAGTTTGTATTTACTTCATTAAAAAAAGGTCAAGAAGGTCCATCTAATCCAACAAGCGATGAGTCAAGAATCTATTTTAAAGATAAAGATGGTAATTTTTTCAAATTTACAGGTACAAAGGTAGGGTAAAAAAATGAGTGCACTTTTAAAGGGATTGCAAATGGCAGCACCAACTGTAATTAAAGGTTTTGAAGCAGGTAGAAGGTTATTTGGTGATGTGCCACAAATGAAAACTAGTAATGACACAACCAGGTATCTTAACAGGCTAAGACAAGTGAGTAAAGAAGGCTTGTATGGACAGGATGTTAAAAATGAAATTGGTGCAGATATACAACAGTCTAGTCAAAATACTCGTAGTGCTATAAGAGGAAGTGCGGTCAGGCAAGGATTGGAAAACAGTGGTGTAGTAGCACAACAGCTATTAAAAGAAGGTGGGCAGACTACATTGCAAATAGCCAGGACTGCTAGAAAAATAGCAGAAATGAATAAGGAAAGTCAACTAAGGGCATCTGCAAATGCAGCAGCAGTTGGTCAAGGAATTGAAGATAGAAGATATCAGAATGCTTTATCGAGAATGCAAAGAAGGGATGCAGGATTAAGTATGTTGTCAGGTGTATTTGATGATATTGGTGAAGTCCCCTTTGACCCAGAATCACTAGTAGACGATTTAATGAGCTAATAATAAAGGAAAGACACATGAGTTATTTAGATGCACTAAAACGTAATGCAAAAGGTAGAGAGTCTGAATTTATTGAATCTGATATTAGTCAACCTTCAGAAAGAAAAAAACGTGCCCAGGAAAAATACAATAGGTTAACGCCAAGTCAAAAAAGGCAAGTAGATAAAATAATAAAAGCTAGGAAGTCTAGAAATCCTCAAGATGCCTTAGTTAAAGAACAAGATGCTAGAAACGAATCACAGCAAAGAATGATGAGTCGTTTAGATAATCTAAATAGAAAAAGCGAACTTAAAAGACAAGAAGCCGAAACTCAAGCTATTGAAAAACAAAGAAGAAAAATAAGACTTGCAGAACAAAAAGTAGAGTTTGACAAAGCACAAGAAAGACAAAAAGTTGCAGATGCTAGGGCAAAGATTGACCCAGACCAAACTGCTGATGAATATTTTGATTCCGTTCAACAAGGTGAGATAGATATAGAACAAGCTGAATTTGACAGAGATGAAACGATTAGGAAAGCTGAAGAGAAACTAAAAGGAGAAAAATTACTTTTCGGTAACCCAAGAATTAATAGAGAAAGTTTAGGTAAAGGAAGCCAGGAAGATTACGATAAGGAAGAAAGAGAATTTAACGAAGCAATGGAACCTATAAGAAGAACTGCAAATATGCAGTACGATAGGAAGGTAAAAACTATAGAATTACAAAATAATGCTTTAATAAGAAAATTGATTAAAGAAACTGTCAACAAGTTTGAGACCTTTGAAGAAGCTCAAGATTATTTTAGAAAAACTGGTTTAGAACGTGAATTATCTAGAGTATTAAATGAAGATGCAAGAAGAAGAGGTTTTGCACCATAACCATGAGTTGGATAAAAAAAGCACAAGAGTTTTATCTTAACAATCCTGTACATCTACAAGAAGAAGTAGAATCAGAAATACCTACAACTACTGTAGTTGGCGATACGTTAGTAGATACAATTATTAATAGTGGTGAGACTGGACCAGTAGAGCCAGAAGATAAGTTCGGAAACCCTAAACAATTATCTACTATTGCCAGGCTTAGAAAACAGGGTTATGACAATTCTAGAATTTTTGATGCTATGGAAATAGAATCTTTTGAGGCTGAGTCCTTAAAAAATACTATGCCAGATATCAAAGGCCAGGGAAAAGAATTTATTGGTTCTCCAAAAAGAGATAGAGGCACATTTGCAAAATTTAGAGAACGATTTAGTCGTGCAAGGCGTAATTCAAAATTAGACCAGTTATATTATTTATCTGCAAACGAATTTCCAGGAGCACCGCCCCTGGATGACGTTTTAGAAATTATAGAGGAATTTGAAGAAAGGTCTCAGTACGACCCAGTAGAGGCAGATAATTTTCTTGAAGATATATTATTAGCGACTGGTGACGTTGCAGGTAGTCTTGCACTTGGATTTGAGGAAGGTGGTAAGGGAGCAGTAGCAGGTGCTACAGGAGCTGCAGCAGCAGGAATGACAGTAGCACCAATGTTTGCAGAAGAAGTATTTACTGTACCTGCAGCAGCCGGGTTAGGATTTATGACAGGCTCTACAATATTTTGGGCACAGCAAGGTTCAGGTATGGTTATGAGAAATCTTGTAGAAAGAGGGGTTGACCCTATGACTGCCGGTTTTGTTGGTACTCTTGCAGGTATACCATATGCTTTTTTAGAAAGATTGCAAGTAACAAAACTCATACCAAAATCATTACAAAATAAATTTAACAATAAGGTAAGCAGTGAAGTCGCTAAATATATACCAAAATTAATAGCTAAATATGGCCCAGATTATGGTTCTCAAATTGTCCAGGAAGATTTGCAGTTAATTACCACTACCATAGCTGAAGAGTTAACGGTTGCAATGCAAGATGCGGATATACCTCAAAAGACTATTGACCAATTTTTAGAAGAATTAAAAGAAACCACTTTTCAAACAGCTAAAGGATTTTTACTGTTACAAGGTGGACGAGCTGCAGTAGATGTAGGCATTGACAAGTTATCCAAGCCACAAGACTCCAAGCCACAAGACATTGTTGCAGGTTTAAAAGAATCACAAAAGCAAATAGAGACTCAGCCATTAATTACAAAAGAAGAAGCTATTACAGTAGAATCCCAGGCAAAGCAAATTACAGATGATGAGGCCAATGATTTCAATATTTCCTATGACCGAGATGTAACCGGAAGTCGGGAGTTATCTGAAGATGAAGTTTTAGAAAGTGGATACAATATAGATTTAAATGAAATACCAATATCAAGAGAGGATGAAAATGGAAACAAATTCTATGCAGTCAAAGTTAAAGGGGAGACAGATACTGAAGGCAATATACGACTCACCAGTGCAGCGGATAGAAGCACAATTCTCGAAGAAACAATCGAAGCCAGATTCAAAAAACTCCAAAACTCAGAAAATGCCGAAGATAAAGCCTTAATTGACAAAATCAAAATTTGGATGCAATCTGTCAGAAAAAAAGCCTCAGAAATGGGCCTAGAAATCCGTTTCTCTGATACAGGCGAGGGTAACATCGAGTTATTTTCTGATGCGATTCTATACACGATAGGCGGCTTTAAAGGACTAGACAAAAAATTTGAGGATGCAATTTACGTTCCAGAGGACATTTCTAGTGAATTTGTAGAAAAATTTGGTGAAATGAGCGATGGGACCAGTGTTTTTGAATTATTAAAAGGTTTAGATAAAGGAATCCAGGCTAATCAAGAATTTGCAACTGCAGTTGATGCAGAGATTGCAAGTCAAATGGAACTACAAGCAGAAAAAATAAGACCTCCACCTTCAAAGCCAACTACGAAATCTAAATTATCTACACAAACAGAATCTGGCAGTTTTCAACTTGTGCCAGATGTAATTAATAAAGCTGTTTCTATATATCCTGATGTTTTAAGTGACAAGAAAAAGTCAGACCGACTTAGGCTAACTGTCAATAGAAGAGAGACAAACCCAATGACTGGCAGTCAAAAAAATGACAGAAGGGTGTTCAATCTTAAAAATGGTGGTGTTATGGTCCTGGGTAAAGATAAAACTCCAGAAGATTGGATAATGCAGGTAGAGAGCGTGTTAGACCAAAGTGAAATACAAGATGCAATGAATTGGTATGAAGATGCATACCCTGCATTTGTTGAAGAATTTGGAGAGGCTGAAGCTGTTAATTATATGGTTGCCTGGTTATTAGGTAATGTACAAGCAAGTCCTCAACAGGCGTTGTCAAATACATTTCTTGGGATGGAACAATTAAAAGCAGAGTTACCATCCTTTAAGTCGGCAGGTACTAAGTCTGTAGCAAAAAATATAAAATCAGCATTGCAAGACCAACAAACAGAAAAAGGTGCAGGTGCTAAGTTGTATGACTTTTTAGATAGTGCACTAGGTAAACTTACTCGGACCATTATGCAAGATGATGAAAGGGGCCTTGCACCAGTTGCTATTGATAGACATACATTTAGAGATGCAGGTTTTGTAGATGCTACACTAATAAATATCCTATTAGACCTAGCTGAAGATGTTGATGCTGTTAATGAATTAATTTTTGACCAAAAAGGTTCATCACCTTCAGATACTCAATACGAATATGCAGTCAAATATATGAATGATTTAACTGATAACTTAAATAATATGGGATACATGGGTGGTAATCTTAGACCTCATCAAGTTCAAGCTATAGGATGGACCGCAATTGCAAGAATGTCTGAAACATCCGAAGGTCAATCAATACCTGATGCACTTGGATTGCAAAAACCAACACTAGCATTTGAATTAAAATTTGGAAAGTCTAGTCCTTATGCTGCAAAGTACGGAGATGCATTTACCGATTTGTCTCGACAAGAACAAATTGATTTAACGTCCAAAGCTACAAAAAGTATAATACCAGAACTTGCAAAAGAATTAGGTTTAAAAGTAAATAATGTATCTGTAGGCGGTTATGGATTTTGGAAAGATGGTGCTGCACCAAATGGAGCAATTAGTGTTAGGGGTAGCAATCAGGCTATAAGAGCTTTAATGAATAGCATTGGTTATTTATTTCAACAAGAAGAAGTAGGACGTATAAACAGAGCACCTAATCTTAAAGGTTTAGGTGTAACATATTCTGATGATAAGCTATCTGACCCTGATATGCAACAAGCGGTATATAGAATATTAAGAGCGGAAACGGACAATGATTTTACACCTGGTGCAGTGTATGAAATTGTTGACGGTAAACCATCTTTAGTTGTTAGTACGTTTATTGACCAAAAAGACTTAAATACTTATATACCGGGTTTGGAATCGGCAATAGAAAGAATTAGGACAGAATTAGGAATAGATTTAGATTCCGATGGTTCTATAGATTTTATAGGAAGTAAATATGAAGCAACAAAAAACAACTGGAAGAAAAACAATAGTGGTGAACGGTATCGAAAGGCGATTCAAAAAACCCACAAGCTCAGTTTACAAAAACGCCTCGACAATTATTATGGGCCAAAACTCGATGGAATCATTGAATCAGCTCTCGCCAAAAAGTCAGAACAGCAAAAACGAACCAGACAATTAATCCCCGACCCTGATTTCGCTGCAGAAGTCAGGTCCTACGAAATAAAATCACAAACTGCCCTTACTGAAGAAGATTTTCAGGCTTCGGTAGCTAGGCTTTTGCATGACCGCCTTGGTCCTGTCATGCGATGGCAAAAAGACATATCGGAACAACAACTTGGTGGTGCTAGAATAAGGAATTCCAGGGATGTTGTTCTAGCATCTGAATTATTTATTGGGCGTGTTTCAGAACGTCTAAAAGATTTTAATAAAAAAATGATTAACCACACTAACCCTGATAGCTTTGTATCCAGGTTAATCGCTGAAACAGGTATATCCTTAGAAGAATTTGGTTTATATCTCCACGCTTTACACGCTGACGAAAGAAATATAAAAACTGAAAAAGAGGATGGTAGTGGCCTCACAAAAAAACAAGCTGCTAAGATAAAAGCCGATTTAAATAAAAAGTATGGTTTATCAACATTAAAAAGGTTTGTCAAGGAATTCCAAACAGAAGTTATAGATGGTGATGTTAAGATTCGATATGAAGCAGGTCTAATTGATGAAGCAACATTTAATAGATTTATGGACCGAAAAAGTGAAGGTAATTATAAAAACTATGTACCTTTATTTAGAGTATTTGATAACCAGGAATCTGTCATAGATGATGCTGCGAAAGGCGTAAATAAATTTAGTATTCGTGGTAAGGAATATTATAAAGCTGTTGGTTCCGCAAGAAAGGTTAGAAATCCATTTATTGGAGCCTTGGAACAGTATCACCAGGCTATAGTAAGGTCCGAAAAAAACCTTGTAAATAAAAGACTTGTAGACTTGATGGAGTCATACCCTAGTGATTCCTACTATATAGAAGGCGTACCGTATCAACCAAACTACAACAAGGATGGAGAAATAGATTATTATTCAGAAGTATCGGGACGTGACAAAGAAGGTAACCCATTAAATGAAAAAAATACTATTACTGTAAAAGTTGATGGTAAAGTTAAACGATTGATTTTCATGGGTAAAGAAGGTGTTGCAATAGCATCAGCTTTAAATGGTTTAAATAATCACTCACCTGGTTCAGGTCTTAAATTGCTAGGGAAATTAAATACATATTTAAGATATGTAAACACTATTGCCAATCCCGAATTTATCGTAACAAACTTTACCAGAGATATACAATCTGCAGGTATTAATATAGCTAGTGAGCAAGGTGATGCAGTTCTTGTCCAGGCATTAAGTCCAACCAATCTACAAAGGTCATGGAAGGCTGTATATGATTTGTTACAAAATGATGATTTAAATAATGAATGGGGTGACCTGTATAATAGATTAAGAAGGGCAGGGGGCACTACAGGATTTTTTGACTATACAACCCTGGAAGAGAAGGTAGGTAATTTAGAAAAAGATTTAAATAGAGTAGAAAGTACTGGTAGGGGTATTATAGATACTGGTAAATCTATTTTTAATTTTATAGAAAACTTAAATGAAGCTACAGAATCAGCTATACGTCTATCATTATTTAAAGCAATGCTTGACCAGGGTTATAGCGAACAGGAGGCTGCTAGTGGAGCAAAAAACGTCACTGTTAATTTCAATCGAAAGGGTGAATATGGTCAACTATTAAACACTTTATATCTTTTCGCAAATGCAGGTATTCAGGGTAGTGTAAGAGTGTTAGGTGTTGTTAAAAATTCTAAAAGGGCACAGAAGATTGTTGCAGGTTTAGCAGCAATGGGAGTTATGGAAGCTTTTTACAACCGCATGGCAAGTGACGATGACGAGTATGACAAACAATTAAATTATGAAAAAGATAATTATTTCATATTCAGATATGGCCGTGATAAAGAATATTTTAAAATGCGACTTCCATATGGATACAATGTTTTTAAAGTCATGGGAAATATTGCAGGTGATATTGCCTGGAAAACTATGAGTCAAGAAGCTGTCCAAATGGATAAAGAAATATTAAGATTTTTAAATGCTTGTAATAATGCATTTAACCCAATTGGTAGCGGAGATTTACTACTTACACTTTCGCCTACTTTTGCTGACCCAATCATAGAGTTAAGCGAAAATAAAGATTTTCATGGTGGACCTAAAATGCCAACAAAACCATACGGTCCAGATATAGCTGATATACAAAAGTCCTGGGAAAAAACACCGAATGCTTATAAAGATTTTGCATATTTTGTATATAAAGCTACAGGTGGTCAAATTAGATACAATCCAGATGGAACGATAAAAAGCACTAAAAAGGGTCCTGGAGTTTTAGGAATTGATGGTGACATTAGTCCCGAAACCTATCAATATATTGTTGAGTATATGGGAGGTGGTTTAGGCAAAAGCGTAGCTAGATTGTTGAATACGACCAGGGATGCTGTTAATTATAGTGCAGAATGGGACAAAGCACCATTTATTAGGCAATTGTATGGCGAATTTAAGAAAGACTCCGGTAAACAAATTTTGTACGAATTTGAAAGAAATATGGCTAAAGAGTTGTATAGTGATGCCGAAAGACTAAAGTATAGAAAATATTTACAAGATTTAAAGGATAATGGGCAAATAACACCAAATGAGTTTAAAGAAAGAATAAAGAAATTTAATCAAGCACAAAAAACTTTAATGACGGATTTCTACTAATTGGGTTTGGTACTATTGCAAACTATTAAAAATTATAGGACGATATGGCAACATTATTTAACAACACACCTGCAGCAACATATAAAGATTTACTTACAGTTGCAGGTAGTACATTAAACGAAGGATTAGAATCATCACTAAAAAGAATGTTTGACGGTGATGGTGTTGGCTCTCAATTGTATTTAAGTACGACAACTGTAGAAGTCGGAACCGCTCAAGAAACTTCTAACTTTGAAGTGCATGGTATAGCAACAGTAAGGTCATTATCATTTAGACCTGCAGGTGGAAGTCCAACAAATTTATTACAGGCCAGTAGTACTGGTGTATTGACAGTCCTTGGAGCCATAGAAACAAAAAGCAGTGTTACCTTTAAACAAGCAGGTGGTGAGGACCTGGTAATGGATGCCCAAAATGGTGCTATGAAAAGGGGAGACGGTACTAAGGGTAATATCAAGTTAGGTGATGATAATGTCAAGTTACAGAAAGGAAATACAGATTTATTAACTGCCCTGGAAGATGGCAGAATACAACTAAGAAACATATCAAGTGGCAGTGAACCAACGCCTAGCGTAGGTGATTTAGCCATCATTGATGGCGAATTAAGAATAGGAGTTTAATTATGGCAACATGGAAGAAAGTGCTAACCGAGGCACAAATAGATACAGATACAGCGTTTGGAAGTGCTTCTGATGCATTAGTTCCATCGCAATTAGCAGTAAAAACATATGTAGATGCCCAAGTAGATACAGCAGATACTTTAGCAGAATTAGGAGATGTTAGTGCAAGTAGTCCTGCACAGGGTCATGTTCTTGTATTTGATAGTCCAGAATTTACAAGCAGAGCAATTACTGGTGATGTTGCACTTAATGCAAGTGGTGCAGTAACAATTAATAGTGATGCAGTTACATATGATAAAATACAAGATATTGGAACGGCAAACAGAGTACTTGGTTCTACAGGCACAGGAACAGTTGGTGAAGTTCAAGTTCAAACTGCTATGATAGCAGATGATGCAGTTACTAGTGCTAAATTATCTGATAATATAGATATAGCAGGTACATTAGATGTTACAAGCACAGCTACTTTTGATGCTGATGTTGCTATATTAGGTAAACTTACAATGACTGGCGATATTGATACAGTGAGCGTAACAGACCTTGATGTTGCTGATAAAACTATAACTCTTGCTAGTTCTTCTTCAGCTTATTCTGACCAAGCTACTATGTTAACTGCGACTAACGGTGCAGGTATAAGACTTCAAAATCAATATTCTAGCGGTAGTGCAACTACTTCTCAAGATGCTATGTCTGCATCACTTACTTGGGATAAAGATGCAGGATTATCTGGATGGAAAGCAAAAAACTATACTGGTACTGCAAATGCTGTTCCAGTTGCACTTATGGATTTTAAGGCAGATACTGGTGAACCTACAGGAAATTCAGGTGGAGTAGGCTCTTTTACTTATAATACTTTTGATGACGAACTATATATAAGGACAGCTTAATGTCAAAGTTGGTACCTGCAATTAAGAAAAAAGAGTTTACTATTAAAGAAACTGATTTTTTGCTAAAGCTAATGATGAAGTCATCATTTGATGGCGTTGAATTAGATGTGGCTCACAGTGTATTAATGAAACTTACAGAAATACATAAGGCTAAACTTGAGAGTTGAACTATCAACAGATGATTTATCTGTAATAAAACAAGCTTTAGATAATTTAACAATCCAGGGCAAGGATGCTCACATTATTGCAAAGCTACTAGACAAGATAGGAAAAGCATTTTCAAAAGCAGTAGAAAAGGAATCTAAATAATGCCTAGTTGGAAAAAAGTAGTATTAGCTAAAGGAACTAGTTCTCAATACATCAAAGGTGATGGTACGTTTGCTACGTTTACAGACAGTTTACCTTTGACTGGTGGTACAGTTACTGGTGATGTGCTTACTACAGGAAAGTATCAGATTAGCAACTCTACTCCTGAATTGTTATTTTCAGTACCCGGTGGTGGTTTAGATAGTAGAATACATAATGATGGTTCTGGTAATTTAATTTTTGGTAATGGTACAAATTCTAATACGCCTACAGAAGCAATTCGTATAGACTCCAGTCAAAATACTACTTTTTCTGGTACTATAGCTCTTGCAAACAATAAATCAATAAATTTTGCAAATACAAGTGGAACCGAAAAAGCAATTCTTTCTGTAGACAATTCAAACATTACTAAACTTGGAGACAATAGTAGTAGTGGGGTCTTAAAATTAAATGCAGGAACTGCTACCTTTTCTGGTGATGTTAATATTGCCACTGGAAAAACTCTAACCTTTACACCTCCTGTTTTTACAAGTGCAGTGCAAGGTATAAAATTTGATGATGG